TTTTCTTTATCTTTTTCCTCATTATAAGTATCAGGAATTTCAAATTGTATATTAGCTTTCATTTAATTTATTAAGTAATTGTTCTGGAGTATATATAGTTAGTTTATTAGAATAATTTTTATATATTTGAGTAAATTCAAAATTATTTTCATCAAAAGTCCACATTGATTTGACTTTATTATTTATTTGATTCTGTAATATCTTTTTTATGTTTATGTATTTCATAAGTTCCCTCTAATTTACTATCCCAAATTATATCACCATGGAGTTTAAATTTTAAATCCTTTTTGATTTTTTTTCTTCTAATTTTATATTCCTCAAAAGTTTCATTTTCTAACCTTTTGGATTGTGTATTCATTTTGCATAGATAATACTTTTTTTTTAATATTTGGATTTAATTTATAAATATATGAAATCATTTCATCCAATGTTATATTATGACATCTGTATTCATTTAATTTTTCCTTTAAAGGATTATAAAATGTATTTGATTGCTTCATTTCTTATTCTCCTTAAAACATCCCTCACTGCAATAAATAAGATTATAGTCAGGTTCTGCTTCACCACAATCAATTCCCATTCTACAACCACAATTATTGCAATTAGTATTCTCTTTCCATTTTTGCATCAATCCCTCATTTGTAGAGTCATCAATATAGAAAGTTGTTTTTCCTATTGTTATATAAACACATTCTTTTGTTCTTATATCTATTTTCATTTTAAAATAATTTAGTTTGATTTAAAATTGGTATTAATCTCTTATTTGCAATATTAATATATTTTTCTGATATTTCGGATCCAATCCAATCCCTATCTAATTGATGTGCAGCTTTTGCAGTAGTTCCGCTTCCCATAAAGGGGTCGTAAATTAAATCTCCAGGCTTGCTAAAGTAATTTATAAAATATTTAGGCAACCAATCTCCAAAAGCATATCCATGTCCTGAGTTATCTTTCCCATTGTTTACGGGCTTAATAATATAATTCTTTATCATATTATCACCAAAGTTATTATAATCATATTTTCTCCCCTCTGCTTTGATAGGAACAAGACAGAAGATATATTCATAACTATTACAAACGATTCCCCTACCTACTGGGTTCGGGTTAGGTTTTATCCAAATAAATGTTTCTTTTAAATTATCTTTAAACTCATTCATAATAAAAGCAGCTATCCCCCTACATCCTGCATACTCTCCTATGTTCCAGAATACATAATGTTCACTTACTCTTAATAATTCTGTAATCCATTTTTTAGTCTGAGCAAAGTATTCATTAATTTCTAAGTCATCGGAATAGTTATCGTATAATAAATCAGAGTTATTTGTATTCCCTCTTCCTTTCCCTATATTATAAGGAGGTGAGGTGATAACCATATCAATAAAGTTGTCATCCATTCTATTCATAGTATCAAAATTGCTTTCGTGGTATATTTTATTAATTTTCATTTCTTTGTATTGTAGGCATTCCTTTATAATCTTCAGTTAATAATTGTTTCATTTCTTTTTCACAGCAAGTAATATTAGTTTCCCATTTAATTCCATTGTGAATTATCTTTACTTTGAAAACTTCAATTATCTTATTACATTTTTTACATTCGTATTTCATATTTTAATATTTTTAAAAAAGGAGTAGTTAATTTTAAATTTATAAATATATAACGCTTAAATTATTATTTTAATTTTATTATACTACTCCTATTATTTTATTTTATTTGTTTAATATTATTACTAATTGAGTTTAGTCCTGTTCCTTTTCTACTTCTATACTTGAGCCGTTTATCTCTCCTTTCCGGTTCTTTACTAGCTTCGTTCCAAATTAATTGTTCGTGAGCTTTTATCCATTTGTAATAAGTCTTTACTGAAATATGAAAGTCCGGGGTGATCCTTATTCCCTGTCTGAAACTCTGTCTAATATCCTCAGTTGTTAAGTTAGGGAAATCAACCTTTAAGTCCTCAGCTAATATAAGAGCAAAAGAAAAAACATCATCTTCATGTGGTCTTTGTCCTAATTGCATATAAGATTTACTCAGTAATTCCCCTGCAAATAATCTTAACTCTTCAATTGGTATTTGTTTAATAGTCATTTTATTTATTATTTAGTTTTAGAATCATTTCCTTTGCCTTGTTATGAGAATCAAAAACCGAAAGCACTTTTGATTTTGAAGAAGTTTTATTCCATTTTTTATTATTTGATTCCCATCTTTTTGCTCTTAAGTTAATATCAAAAGTCTTTTCCATTTCAAACTTCATTTTAGTTTTAGTATGATTCGTTTCTGTCCAGTAATTAATGAAATCTGTTAAAGTATTTTTATCAATATCAGTAATTTTTAAAACAATATCCTCAAATTTAATCCTCCTTTTTATTATAGAAGAACTTGTAGTATTAATACTTGTAGTATTAACCTTCTGCTTTTTCGTAGTACCCTCATCTGTTTTATCGTGATACCCCTCATTAATATTAGTGATTCCTATTCTTCTTTCAATAACCTGTTTATCTTTATATATTAAATCAACCTCAATAAATCCAAATTCTTTCAATTCTTTTATCCAGAGTGAAATAGTATTCTTATTTACTGAATAGAGTTCTGCAAAATATTTATTAGTTGCAAAGCAATAACCTTTTTTATTTGCCAAAGCGGTTATTTCTCCATACAAGAGTTTAGCATTCGGTTTCATTACCGAATACCTTACTCCCGCTGGAATTATTGCATAGTAATTAGGATTCATTTTCAATAGCATTAATTTCCTCTCTTGTATTTGTAAGCATATATTTTACAAAATTAGTATTATTCCCAAATCTATTAGTCCCTTTTTCTAATATATTATAAATACTATATCCCTTTTTTCTAAGTTTGTAAATAATATCGGATAACCTTTGGGATCCACAAAGTTCATACGCTTGTTCCTGAGTGAGTTGTTTGCCTGTTTTTAGATGTTCTAAGACAACTTCTTTTTGATTCTTACATTGTATTCCATTTATTAATATCATAGTAGTTTTTTTAGTTTATATAATTCATTATTTATTTGTTTTCTTGCATCAATCTTTTTTACAATCTCATTTTCAATATGATGATTTGGAGAGTCAAGCATTTCTTTTTTAAAATTCTCATACTTTAAAAAAGTAGAGTATTCTGTTTCCATTAAATCAATCATTTTTTTATAGTGGTGGATTATAGAAGTATGATTTGTTAATGCTGGAACATACTCCAAAATCTTTTGATATGTAATTTCCATTTCTTTTCTTAAAAAATATATTAAATACCTCCTACCCTCAATATATTTTACATCTCTTGAAGTATGACTTTCAAAATGTATTGGATTGAAATCAAATTGATTTGCCAAAATTAGTTTGGCTCTAATTACAATTTCTTTCATTAGAATGGCATGTCATTTACAGGCTCAATCATTTTAGTTTGATATTCAGAACTTGCTTTTATTTGCTCTTGTATCCATTGAGGTTGTTTATCTAACCATTCCTGATTGAAATTATCCTCATAATTAAAAATAAAGGTTTCATTTATTTGTTTAGGTATTTCCATTCCATTCATAGGAGCAGATACATTTCCAATCTGAGCAAATTCATTCCCTCCTTTTGAAGTCTTATGTATAATAGATAACATTGCTGACTTGGATAGTAGTTGAGTAATATCAAAAGACCTCATATCCTCAGCAGTTAAAGATGCTCCTTTCCAACTTTCTAAATCTTTCCTTAAATTACTTTTTTCGTGTAGGCTCAAAGTGTATTCTTTTGAAATAACCATAGGCTTCTGCTCCCCTCCGAAGTCCCGCATTTCATTAGGTAATTCAAAAGTAAACCTTACTTTATTACTCCACTTCTTTTCTCCTTGATACTCCCATTCTACAGTACCAATATGTATCATTGAATAACATGTTGCAATATGCGTTCCCGCTTTTACAATCTCTCTTTTAGTTTCAGCGCTTCCGCTTGCTATAATTCCTTTCATTGTTTTATTTTTTAGAAAGTTTTGCCTCATTTATAGGGTTTCGGCTTTCCCTTTTTTTATTTTAACAGTTATCTCTACAATCGTAACATAATCTTCTATCATTATCAATCTTTGCTCCACAACATTCAGACCTTTCCTCTTCCCCTATTATTTCTAATGTTTTATCTATTTCATTTATTGCAATATCATCAGGATGATTAGTATCACAATCACAATCATCATTATCCCCACACCAAAAACATCTTTGATGGTCTTCACAATAATCATCATTTTTTTCTACTTCCTTTTCACAAAGTTTACAATTAGGATTTATTCCATTCCAATCACTGGGATTCTCTCTATTCATTACGCAAGTATTTCATTAATTTATGAGTTGCATTTCTCCACTCATCTTCACTAGCTTCTTTAAAGTCTGAATCTAATACCATTCCATGATTCTGAGTATCAAACTCAACCCTACCATTATCCTCAAATTTTATTTTATCAACTTCTAACCTCCCCTGAATGATGTCTATCCTGAATATCCATTTAAGTCTAGTTTCAGTTATCATACTTTCAAATTCCCATTTTCTATATACTGGCAAATCTCCTGCCATAATTCCGTCTAAAATAAATAATTTGTTATCCTGTATTTTCTTATTCTGAATTACAGGGTTTCCTAATTGCTCTTTCAAGCAATTGATAATTTCATTTTGTTCCATAGTTTTTTTTGTTTTAATTATTAAAATTGTTGTATTATAAAAGATTCAGCTCCAAAGTGCCAAACTTGAGTATTATCCATTATTGAAGCGGTATCAGGATAATCCTCTTTATTGTAATCCTCATGGAATTCTTTCATATTATCGTATTCAATATATTCACAACATAAAGCGATTCCATCAAACTCAATCTGTTCCCCTGTACTATTTTCATAATCTTCTAACATTTCCCACAATGCAACTATCCCATCGTATGAAAAATTATCTGGTCTGTTAGTTTCAAACCAATTTCTGAATGCGTAAAAATTTACTTCTGTTTTCATAGTTTTTGTTTTAATTAATAATACTCAAATATAATAAAGTTTTGTTAATAAAATTACTTTATACACAATATTAATATTTTATTTTACTAGAAGCAAATAAGGTTTTAATATTTTTTATTTCAAAAAGAGGATAAAAATTTCATTGATTTTCCATTAATTTGAGTGCCAAAGTGTGATTTTTTTGAAAAAAAAAGAGGCTACCTGTAAAGATAACCTCTTTTAAACAAAAACTAAACTATATTTAGAATACAAATTCAAACGAATTCATAAGACAAAAATACTAAAAATAATGAACTAACCTAGCAATCTGTCCTGATTCTTTTGAATGTATGAATCCCTCTACAGCTTTTTGAACTCCTGTAAATCCTTTTCTGTTATGCCAACTATCTGTTCCACTAGGGGAACGCATGTATTCAACTGTAACTCCTATAAAGTCTTTTGCATCTAACCACTTATATTTTACTTTATGATGTATATGATGAAGATACCAATAACGATATTTTGTTTCTGCCCACATTTGAGGCCTATCGTTTGCCATAAGCATCGGCAACTTATCCATTTTAGCACCATCTCCATGTTCTAATCCTATAAGATTGGATCCATACTTATAGTATTTTCTATGTGATACTGAAATATCAAATGTTATGTCTTTAGTATTTCTAAACCAAGATTTTAATGAGTGAGCTAAATGGAATCCACTTTGATAATCATGATTAGACATTGAGTGAACTACATCTACAGGAGCAACTTCCCTTAATATTTCAACACATTTAACATAAAGTTTTAAAGCGACTTCAAAATGTTGCCACCATTTGCCATCTGCATCCTGAGGGGTACCAGCCGTAGTGGTATTATATACATTATCAATATGCAAAATATCATTTCCTACACAAAAAAGAACCCTATCAATAGAAAAACCCTTTGCCTTACTTATAAGCCCGTAAACACCCTCTAAAACTCTTTTATAAGCTATTTCAGTATTGTATTCATCACCTGTTTCTAATGCTACAGCTAATTTTCCAATATGAATATCGGCTGGATTGATAACTAATAAATGTTCTCCTTTTACTCTTTTGATTTTTGGATAGGTTGGAGCATAATTTTCTATCAGTTTTTTAACATCTTCAAGCAAATCAATTTTAGAAGTACCATAATCCTCTTTTGTTACTATTGAGAATCTTAATTCACCTCCCATATTTTGCCAATGCTTAACACTAACAATATCATTCTTGTCAATTCCTCTTTCGTTTAAATGTATATCTAAAGCGGTATTCCCATTTATATTTGTTAAGTCTTTCCCCCTATATTCATTGATTAACTCAACTTCAGTAGGGGAAAGTCTTAATCTTTTTCCATCTTTAGACAAAATTATTTCTTTGCTGAATCAGCAATCCCCTGTCCTAATATTAAAGTTAATAAAGCATAAAATAAATTCTTAGCAGTTTCCTCATCAACTCCTAAATAAGTTATTATTATAGGAACAACCACTGATGAAACCATATACCAAAACTTTTTAGAATTAAATATCTGTTTTACAACTAATCCTGAAAACCATTCTTTTAAATTTTTAAACATTTTTTTTATTTTAAATTAATAATAATGCCAAATAACATTTGGACTTTTATCTCCTCCATTTTGAGTATCATCAGAATCCACATGTATAAAATTCTTTCCAATTCCAAAACGAGTGAAACCCTCTGACATCAAAGAAACTAGAATTAAGAACCTAGCTCTTGAGTCCTTTACATGAATATCTGCAGCATTACATGGAATATTCATATGTGAACTATTTTTAACACCCCCTACTTTTGTATTATGAGTCGGGTTTCTATATCCTGAATTTATACGAAATCCAATTTTTGCTTTATGTCTTGCGTTATCCAATTTCTGTAAAAAAATAGGACACATATTATTTCCAGAACCCTCATCACCAGGACAATCAAATTCTGATAATTTGAAATATCTTAATGCGGGATAATTCCGATCCAATTCTTTGTAATTTTTACTTTTCATTTTCTTTATTGTAAGACCTTATTTTTTTAATTGAGTAAACTAATGTCGCTAATAATATTAAAGTCCTTAAAACACCATCTATTTGAGTTAAACTAAGACTTATACCCCCTATATTAATTCCTAGGAACTCCATTGTATCTCTTATCTCATTTTTCATTTTAAAAAGGTAGTGGTAAAGTTTCCTCTACCGGATTAATTTGCAATTCAATATTTGCGGCTAAATTTTCATCTAATTCTTGCGGAGTTGGGTCTGTCATTTCATCAAGCCAAACATCAACATCTACTTTTGTTAAGTCTTCATAAGGAATAAAATCCTCTGGATTTGGATTTGTAATTGCCAAAGCACCATAAACATCTGCAAAATAATATCCCTCTTCTCCTTCTATTCCTTTTGTTGCTGTCCTTCTCCAATGCACCATATTAACCACATTTGTAAGTTCTCCTTCTTTGATTTGACAGTTCATTTGTGAAACTATCCATTCATATTTTATTTCTGTTGCCATTTTATTTCTATTAATTATTGTAATTGTTTTATTCTCCAGATGATATTTTTAATGTTCCTCTGTCGTTCCATAATCTACCAGCAACTGCTGGGTCTGTTGTTCCTAATCCAGTAAAATCAATATTTGCAGCATTTACTTTTAAACCTCCATCAATAAATGTATTGCCAACTACGTGAAGCTTTTCTTCTGGCGATGTTGTTGAAATGCCAACATTTCTGTTGTTACTACTATGGCTAACGAACAAACCTATTGAAGAAGAATTTAAAGCTCCCGTTGTTAAACCTAATCCATTGCCAGCTCCAGGATTATATCTTATAACTCCTTCTCCTGATGCATTACTTCCTATTCTTATATTTGTTGCACTGATATTTCCATTAACATCTAATTTGTTTGTCGGCGAT